GCGATCTCTTTGACCTTCCATTCCTTCGCCATCTCGTTAATCTCACGACGAATGAACGATTGATCGATGACGTTTCCAGGTGTGGTCTTGAGATATCCGGCCCGTCGCCATGCATCCAGCGGCACCAGTGCCCGACGGCTCTGCTCGACAATCGATTCTGGTGCCCAGATCGTCGGAACAACTATCACGCGATTATCAACATTAAAGATTGCTACCGCTGCCGTGAAGTCGAACTTCGAGCTGACGTCCAGACCGATCACGCACGGCATGCCACGTAATGAGGCTCGGTCAATCGGCTCGGCATTCTCGGATTTGTCCCAATCTGCCATCGAGATATAGCGATCAATCTGTTGCACCCACTGCCCGAGATGCAGCCGCCGGAACTCAGGCTCAGCCGTCCCGATATGCTCGGCCTGCTGGCACTTCCGTGCGAGGTCATCTTCTTTGACGGAGACGCCGAGATTCGGATTCGCCTTCCGCCAGATTGCCGGATCACGCCAATCATCCTCTGGATCAGCACCAATGATCGCACCGAACCAGGTCGGATCATCGACGATGCCGCGCAGCACCTTGCTAGTGTATTCGTGATGATCCCAACAGACGCCAACTTGACCGACGCCAGCGGTCGTAATCTCGAAGACCAGCGGCTGTCTACGTGTGCCTGTGGCCGTTGTCATGACATCGACCATGTTGGTGGATTTCATGGCGTGGATCTCGTCGAGCACGACACCATTCGGACGTAGGCCGTCGAGCGTATCCGCATCTGCGCCGAGCGGTTCGAGCTTAGAGGCTGTCTGAAGTTCGTGCAAGTTTCCGACCCTGACCTTAATGCGATTCTTGAGGCCAGAGCGCAGCACCATCTGCCGTGCCGCTTCCCATGTAATCTTCGCTTGTGCGCGATGTGTCGCGCAGCAATAGACTTCTGCGCCAGGTTCCTTATCGAAGAACGCCAGCCAGAGCGCCACGCCTGCCGCGAGTGTTGATTTGCCCTGACCTCTCGGCTGCTCTAGATAGCACTGACGGAATCGACGCAAGCCCGTCTCACGCGACCGCCAGCCGAACAGCGATCCAATCATGAACGCTTGAAACGGCTGTAAGGCAATTGGCTGACCTGCCCATTCGCCTTTGTAATGCTTCAGTCGATTAAAGAATCGAAATAGCCGTGAGGCTGTGGCCTCATCAAAGATCCACTGAGACGAGGAAGATAAATCTCGAAGATGCCGTTCACAGGCTAAACGAAATAAAGCACCGACTGGCTCATGGCCGGCAACTACAGATTCGGCAAATGACGTAACGAGATTACTGTGTTCGTTGCGTGTTGTAGATATTGCCGTCATCCTCAAGGAACTCCGCAAACGGATCGATGCCCTCGACAGCGCGTTCGCCTGATACCTTCGCTGATGTCATCGGCGTAAGCCCAAACTCGCCTAGGAATCGAGCGACTTGATAGGCCAGCTTCTCGATACGACCGACGAGTGGATTATTCTTTATAATTCGTTGATCTCCATTCATTTCAACGAAAACTGTCCGATAGTTCATCTGACGGAATTGCTCGCGACATCGTTCTAAATCCGCCCAGGACGTGCAAAGAATCGTCAGCATCTCAGTATGAGCTTCGGTTAGGACGCCAGACTTCGTCATCAAAAGCGACAACCGTTCCCATTTAGCTTTCGCAAGATCGTCGCTTGCCACCATTGCTGGCATGATCAATGGTTCACCGCTTTTGTATTCAGGTTCTTGGCGGTGATGTTTGCGAGTTTGCGATCCTTGCAGCTCACGCAAGGCGGCAGGCTTTCTTCTTCGACCGGAACGTGATGTCCCTGGCATAATTCATTCACATCAACGAAAGAAGCTCGTTGCGGGCTGACGCATCTTCTCTTAAACAACCCAGCATCGCACTTGTCACCATTTCAGCATCAGGCTGCAAGACGCCACGGCATCCCATACATGCATGATGTGCCTTAATCATAACGCCGACACCAAGAGGCGATAAACACCGCATCAACGCTTCTGCAATCTGATTAGTCATCCTCTCTTGCACTTGTGGCCGCTTGGCAAACACATTGACCAATCGCGGAATCTTTGACAATCCGATCACTTTATTATTCGGCACGTATCCAACAGTCGCAGTGCCTATGAATGGCAAGAAATGATGCTCGCATAGGCTCGAAAATCTAATGCCGCGCACCACGACCATCTGATCACTAGCCTCGTTAAATACCGTTCCCATCACCGATTCTGGATCAACGTGTAGACCAGATGTCATTTCGCGCAATGCGCGAATCACGCGATCCGGTGTATCGCGTAGACCCTCTCGATCTGGATCTTCTCCTATTGCTTCCAATATCAGACGAACCGCTTGTTGTGGCGTCATCGAACTTGCCATCCTTTGTGTTGTTGTATCGACAATCGCCATTCTGGATGCTGCATGATGAGGTTCAAACACCAACTCAGCGCACGCTGATCTAATGCGTGACCATTAAACGCAGGACTCAATAATTGATGAGTCGCTTGACAGGTAGGCTTCGGAATACCCTGACCATAGCCTCTGACATATTTCACTTCGTCGGCAGTTTGCTGCCGGATAGCATGCTCTGCAACTTTAGGACTAACGGTAATCCAATCTAGACCGATCGCGCTCACGTCCTGACTTCCGTTTGCCTCTATTGCACACAGGAATCCTGCCGCATGTAGTAGATCGACTAATTCACGATCCACTTGAAGGCTTGGCTCGCCACCCGTCAACACCACCCATGCTTTATGTCCTGCTTCATACCAGGATGATGGCTTACCGACAACGCCATGCGCTTCTTTGATAATCTCGTTTGCCGATAGCTTGCGTCCAGATGTGAATTCCGTATCACAATCAAATCCACCAGGTGAATCTTCTGATGGCTCCATGCGGCAACGAAGATTACAGCCGGAGAATCTGATGAACACGCTCATCTGTCCCGCCCGCATACCTTCACCTTGTGGCGACCAGAATATTTCATTCACGGAATACTGCTTCATGCCGTCACCGTCACCGTTGAGGTATCTGTCTCCTGAAGCGTGAGTTCTGTCACATTCAGGCCCGTCGAGCGTAACTCGTTCAATAGATGCTCGGCCATGTTTTCCACTGATGTCGGAAACGGCACCTCGTAGACGCGATTACAGGCACCAGACGAGATCAGCAGATCACGTGCTGGATCATGTGCATGAAGCAATAAAGAATGATCGAGCTTATCGAGTAACGGCTGCACCATTGCTTCAATATCACTAAAGAGCATCGTGATGCTGCCCTTTCGTTTTTCGGCAATCTTTATTGATAGGCCATAACGATGACCATGCAGTGATGCACATTTGCCGCCTATTTCTTCATTACGGTGTGCCGCGTAAAACTTGAACGTCTTGGTAATGTTCACGACACCACCATCAATGGATCACACACGCCTGCAAACATGAACGCTTCTTCTCGCTCAGTGCATGCGCCACATTTCCCACATGGCTTATCGCCACCGACATAGCATGTCCAGGTGTTTTCATATGGCACCTGTAGATCCATGCCGCGCTTGCAGATGTCGCCTTTGGTCATATTGATATATGGCACATATAGACCAAGAGAATGCCAATCACATACACGAAAGGCTTGTTTCATTATCTCGACAAACTCTGGACGGCAGTCAGGATAAATCGCATGATCGCCTGAATGCGCTCCATATGCGATACGGTCTGCTTTCCGAGCAATCGCGATAGCGGCTGCGGCAGCAAGCATCATCATATTGCGATTAGGCACGACCGTGATTTTCATGCTTGGTTCATCGTATTTACCAAACGGCACATTGATGCTTGGATCGCTCTGACTATTGCCAGTCAGGAACAATGAGAGATTTGATAGATCCAACACATCGAATCGAACGCCCAGTCCCTCACACAACTCGGCAGCGTATTTTAGCTCTTTGCTGTGCCGTTGCTTGTAATTCACGCCAATGGCCTCGACCGTGTCACCATCACGCACGAGGTCATAGAGAAGCGTGGCAGAGTCCATACCGCCAGAAAGAATCAATAATGTTTTCATGAGGTCTTCCCGAATGCAGAATTATACCGTTGAGTATCGGCACACAACAGCCAATCTCACGTTCGTTTGTTGTTGCTCCAATGCCGCCATCGCGCCAGACCATTTCTGCCTCGCTCGTTGTTCTAACTGTAAATACCATTCCACTTCTGCCCGAAGATTTTGGTCGCCACCACGCCAACTTAGTGATTGACCACCCATACTCGCCCATCGACCATATTTACATGGGCCGATCTCCCAATTTGTCGCATCGACAGAATGCCAAGGCAACATCATGATCGACTTTTCAGATCCGAAACCAAACCCATGTATCTTCTTCGGCCACACGCGAGAGAAGCACTGACTGGCCCACTCATTTTTCTTTCGATATCCTACTGCGCCACCAAGAGCAATTTTTGGATAATCTCTGGCGATGGTCTTTAACACATGCTCAGGTGCTCCGACGTGATAACAGGGAATGGCTTCTACTCCTTGACGCCACATCTCTTCACAGTTCTTGAGTGTCGCCTTCCAGTCTGAGATGACATCAAGAGCGAACACTTCAGTCAACGTCGGATCGCTCTCCTTCAGACGTTTACAGATATCGATGTAATCTTGAAGATTGATTTTCACGCCAGCATTGTGAGCAGAAAACGCACCCGAATCGAGCACCCAATCACGATATGCATAAAGATGCTTATTTTTTAACCAATTCTTCACATAAACGTATGACACCAAGATAGCTGGTTTAAGCTCAACACAAATACAGCTAGTGTCCTGCTTATATTTTTCTCTTGATGTCACTGAACACAATCCCTTTAGGATGGCGTTGGGAGGCCCGCCGAATGCCAATCTGATATCTGGATGATTCATCTACTGATATACTCACGACAAATCAACTCGATGCATTGTGAATCTGTCAATGAATCCTCGTTAATAGATTGACGGTATTTCGCAATGGCATCCCTGAGCGTGTCTCTTTGGTCATCAGTGAATCGCAAAACATAACCACCAGTGGCTTGCTCCTTTGTCGGCATCTCCGTCTGTTCTGGCGGTGTCCAGTCGGCAGATAGCAAAGGATCGATGATGTAATCAGGCCACACCAAAGCAGCCAATGCGTCTTTCTGCTGACCCAACTCATTGAACAAAGCAGCCAACTGCTCGGCATCCTTCTCAGCCATTGCCGCCAATGGATCAAGTGTCACTAAGATCTTGTCGGCCTCGGATTCATTCACGTCTAGCACCAAGACCGGCACGACCGCATTCGCCGCAGTCTCGGCACGTAGATGCCCATCAATCAGCATCAACGACCCATCTTCAAGCTCTCGCACCAGACAGGCATCAGCAATCCCGATTTCAGCTAGGATGCCGCGCAAGGCATCCTGTTGAGCCTTCGGATGTGTCCGCCAATTCTTGGGATTCGGACGCAATGAACTGGCCGGAACACGGCGTAATTCCCTGATTCGATCTTTGATATTCATTGTCGTTTCTGGTGTTTTTTCCTTCATTTTGACCAACATTAGCCAATCTTCCCAAAAGTTGATATTTCAACCTTGCACGAGGAGAGC